GCTAATTGAAAAAATGCTTGGCGACACGTTGTGGATTTACACAGCGATTGCTGGGTCACTTTTAGGCGCTGCATTCTTATTTTGGTTCAAAGATACGAGAATGGCAACGTGGGCAGTGGGTAAGTTTGATGCAACATTAGAGTATTTGGCAATCCGTTGGGGCTGGACATGGCTTCAAAACGATCCAAATGCGTGGCGCAGAAATTACCCTAAAATAACCTCAAAGATTGATGAATTAGAAGAACGTATCAAACGACTTGAGGATAAATAACATTAACGAGGATTTATATGACCGCTAAAAATGATGTGACGGGAGATGCACTAAGATCAAAAGCATCAAATCAAAAATATGCTGACGGATGGGATAGAATTTTCGGAAATAAATCCGATAAAAAGGAGAAGACAGATGAACTGGCTAATGAAAAGAATGACAGAAAGAACGACACTTGATGGTGCGGTTCTTATTGGCGCAGGTGTTGCGTTTTTAATTTTTAAACCTATAGCATCTTTAGTTGCGTATGGTGCTATTGCATACGGTGCATGGACATTCTGGAAGAAAGAAGATTAATATGTACGAGTATAGAGCAAAATTAGTAAAAGTTGTCGATGGCGATACTGTTGACGTAGACATCGATCTTGGATTTGGCGTTTGGCTAAAAGACGAACGTGTACGTATTATGGGCATCGACACACCAGAATCACGCACAAGCGATAAAGTAGAAAAGGTATTTGGACTAGCATCAAAAGCACGTTTGAAAGAATTGCTTGGTAAAGATTGCATTTTAAAAACGTTTGCTGCAAAAGACGGCGAGGATATGAAAGGCAAGTTCGGACGTATTCTGGGAGATTTTATTCTAGAAGAGTGGGAAGGTCAAGAGCGTCTTGTTACTGAGATTCTAATCGAAGAAGGTCACGCTGTTAAATATCACGGACAAAATAAAGCTGACGTTGAAGTTGCGCACTTAGCGAATCGTCAGAAATTGATGAGTGAAGGTGTTGTAGATCCAAAAGATGTGCAAGAAGCTGAGGAAATGATGAAGTAATATGGCAACATTATTTGACGAAATTCTAACCAAGGGTGTACGTGCAGGGCAAGTTCCTGCACGTGAATCTAAAGCACGTGAGTGGTACAGAAACACTGCACAATCATATTCACGTGTTAATGAAGGTAGATTAATGCGTCAAGACGCAGATAGATTAACATCAAAACCTCTATTGGGCAATATGTATATGTTTTATTATGATGCTAAACATAAAGCGACGTTGCCATATTATGACAGATTCCCTCTCATATTTCCTTATAGAAAAGTAAAAGGTGGGTTTATGGGGATCAATTTACACTATTTGGGATATCCACAAAGAGCGATACTCATGGACGCTTTATATGATGTTACGAATAACTCAAGATATGATGAGTCAACAAAACTTAAATTGAGTTATGATGTGTTGAATTCAGCTTCAAAATTCGAACTATTTAAACCTTGTGTCAAACATTATTTGACAGATCATTTAAAGTCAAGGTTACTTTATATTTACCCATCCGAGTGGGATATTGCATTATTCTTGCCGACAGAAAGATTCCAGGGTGCAAGAAAAACAACAGTATTCAGAGACTCAAGAAAAGCAATTTTAGGAAGATAGAAATGGCATTTAACATAAATGATTTCAGATCAGAAGTAAATAAAGTAGGTTTATCCGTCAACAATCTGTTTGTTGTCGAAATCACTCTTCCTAATACATTGCAAACTTTAATGCTTGACGGACTTGAGGAAAATGAACCTATCGAGTATTCAAGGATGCTTACGTTTCTTTGCAGATCGGCTCAGATCCCGTCTTTAGATTTGCAAACTGCATCCGTTCAACCTGAAGGATATGGTAATCCTCATAGACGTCCATCTGGTATGCAATTCAACCAATTACCCATGGTGTTTATGGTTGATTCTGGATACAGAACATTAACGTATTTTCAAAGATGGATGCAATCAATCGTTAACTACGATTCATCAATACCCAACTCAACAGTCGATGGTCGTAAAAAATTCTTTATGGAATACAAAGAAAATTATGAAGCAACTATTAACGTGACGATGTATTCATATAATTCTGGAGAGTTTACATTCGAACATTCATTTGCAGGAGCATTCCCAACAAATGTTGGCGAAATATCTCTTGCGTGGGAAAATCAAGCCGAAGTAATGCTACTTCCTGTAACGTTTACATTTGATAGAATGTTAACATCAGGCATGAAACAAGGTCAGCGCAATTCTTCAGCTGATGGTGGGTTAGGATTCTTAAGCCGATTGTCTCAGCTGAATACAATCGGAAACGCATTATCATCAATAAGAAAACCAAAATCAATTTTAGATGCTGTGAGACAAGTTGATAGATTGAACACTATTCTTGACAATTTTTAATCATTAGGAGATTATACTATGGGATTACCTAAAGTCGACATGCCTTTATTCAAGGCAACCATTCCTTCAACAAACCAAGACATTAAATTTCGTCCTTTTACTGTAAAAGAGGAAAAGAATTTACTTATCGCTCAAGAATCGGGTGATTGGGATACAATCATTTTATCATTACAACAGTTGTTAAACAACTGCATTGTGGATGACATTGATGTAGAATCTTTAGCAATGTTTGATATAGAATTCTTAATGCTTCAAATTCGTGCAAAATCTATTAATAACGTTATAGAATTTAGAATCAAAGATCCTGTAACAAATGATCCTATTGATCTTGAGTTTAATATTGATAAATTAGACATCACATATCCTGAAAAAAATTACAAAACCATTCATGTGACGGACGATTACATCTTACAACTTCGATATCCATCAATTAAAGAAATGTATATGGCAAAAAGTTTGCGAGAAAATAATGTTGAAACACTGTTTAACATGATGATCGCATGTATCGAATCTGTTGTGAATGGTGATCAGATATACAAACTATCAGATTTTACTGATAAAGATGTTATTGATTTTGTTGATGACTTGCCTAAATTGGCAATCGACAAGTTAAAAGATTTTTTTGAAAACATGCCTAAAGTGACGTACAACGCTGAATGGGAAACCCCAGAAGGTGAAAAAAGATCTGTTCCATTGGAAGGATTGGAGAATTTTTTTATCTAATGTTGTGCCACATTAATCTCGGCATTTATTATAAAAACATATTTGCATTGGCGCAACATCATAAATATCAAATAAGCGAGATTGAAAACTTAATACCGTATGAACGTGATTTGTATATTGATTTGTTGATGGATTACATAGAAGAACAAAAACAAGCGCAAGCTAATAAACGATAGAGGCAAACTGTGGCTGAACAACAATTAATTACGTTGTCCGAAGGACGAAATAATGAACTGCGAGATAAACTCGGCGGCTTGTTCTTGTCTATGGAAAAAAATCTTTCTCTCCAAACTAAAACATTGGACGGGATGTATAAACTACAAATCCAAAGGTATACAGAAGATAAAGATCGTTATAATGACGAAGCACGAAAAGAACGTCTTGCATCAGACGTATCTGATGCAGTTGCACCTCAAACACCTGAAGTTAAAAATAACAATAATAATGATAGTGATAATGATGATGAACAAACAGCAAACTCAATCGGTCAACTTCTATCAACCGTAATAGGAGGATTGTCAATTGCAGGCATAGTCAAAACTATGGTCGGATTGGGATGGAGAACTTTAATTGCAACTGCAATCGGCAACTTTGTTCAAAAAAGCATTGAAAACTTTTTCGATGATCCTGCAACTGAAGAAAATGAAGGTGAACAAGGTTGGAAAGCGACTTTTGCTGAATCATTAGGCAGTGCTGCAACATGGGGCTTTATCGGATCAATGTTCGGCAGACGACTAGCTCTTGCAGGCGCTGTTATAGGCGCTCTAATACCTTTCGGTGCAGATATGGTTGAAGGGTTTAATAATATGTTCGGCACAGAGCTTGACCCTGTGTTTTGGGGCAATATTGCTGCTGGGATCGGCGGATTATTAGCAATCTATCTTCCTGGAATGATTTTCAGAGCAGTTTCTGCTGGAATATCAAGAATGCGATTGCCTCCTATCACGCCCGATGATATGGATAACACGAGCGGCGGCACAAGAGGTAATGCAAAAGGTGCAGGAATAAGAGCAAACGTATTACAAAATCTTCCAGATGATCAATTAAGAAGTAGAGGAATAATAAGAACCCTCAACGATCAAACCGGTCGATATTCATATAATTATGCGCAAGGTTCTGGAAGATCAGGTACTGTTTCTAATGAGGCATTAACCGAATTGCTTGATGAAATAACAGACAAAAACAATTTAGATGAAAAAATAAGTTCTGTAAATAATCCCAAATTGCGAATGCTAATGAGAGGATTGGCCATAGCAGGATATGCATATTCAGCTTATCAGTTGTGGCAAATATGGTCAGGACAAGGTGACTATGCAAACTATAGCACAGCTGAAAAAACTGAGGCGTCAGGAGGTGTAGTTGGAGGTCTTTTAGGTGGTATTGGTGGCGCAGCCCTTGCAGGTGCAATCATAGGAGCATTTGGAACAAGCATTGGGCCATGGGGTACTGTTGCAGGTTTACTAGCGGGCGGTGCCTTAGGTGGATTTGCAGGCAGTTGGTTGGGTGGTGAAATGGCAAGTTTTGCTTATGGCGGAGCAGAATCGGCACCACCGCCTGAAATTGATGCTGCAATAAAAGCAGCAATTGCTGAAAGTGCAGGTATTGATGCTAGTTCACCTGTGCTGACCGCACAAGGTACGATTGCCCCAAGGTCCGTTGATCCAATGCCTGAAATAACTGCTCAAGGAATTGCGTCGATGGCCCAACAGAGAGATCAAGGTGAGTGGATGAACACATACGGCGACCTTTATAATGCAGACGGAACAATGCGAGATGAATATACATCTGATTATAATAGATTAACTAGATATTTCGTCAATCGCAACTCAACTGCTGCCCCTGTGTCTTCTGTAGCACCTACAGCACCTGGCGTAACAACAGATGATTATATCGGCGCAACTGCTGCTGAAATAGCTGCTGCTAATGCATTTAATGCAACATTAGCAAACTTTAGAGTGCCCGGCCCGGCCCCTGTTACTGTAATAAGCTCATCACCAGCACATACTTCTGTTGCATCACCTACGTATAACAATTCAACCACAAATATATTCCAAACAGTTGATCATAGTTCATCGTTGAGCAATACTACACTCCCGTTTCAATGAAAAAAGGGCGACTTTCGCCGCCCTTTCCCGTGTCAGTATAACGTCACAAATTAATCATTTGCGAGTTTACTAAAGACACTCAAATCAAACTCATCATCATCATCTGATGAAAGGTTTGACGCTTGAGATGGCGCAGCTTCTTGCATTGCAGGGGCAGCTTGCTCCTTGAACTTAGGAGTGAAATCCATCTCAGGTTCGTCGTCCTCAGCAGTATTTGTGGGTGCGCTAGCACTGCCATCAAGTCCTAGAACCTTATACAGTTTTGCTTTCAGTTCATTGTACGACTTGAAGTTTTTAGGATCGACAAACTCTTGCAGAGAACCTTGCGATTCCCAAATTGCTTCGAGTTCCTCATCAGACATTGCTGAACCATCAGGTTTTACGAGCGCACCTGGTGCAGAGAAATCTGACTTATCGTAGTTGCGATAACCTTCGACATTACGTGCCTTCAGGTTAAAGTTTGCACCTTCCCAGAAGTCGAATGGGTTGATAGGCGCTTCGTCAGGAAACTGCGGATTCATTACATCATTCAGCATGTCGAAAATCTTCTTGCCGAATTTGTATTGCTTGACTTGACCTTCATTTTGAGGATTAGCAGGATCCTTAACAACATAGATGTTTGCGATAAACGAAAGACGACGCTTCTGCTTACGTGCAATATCTTTGTTTGATTCTACGCCTGAATTCCAGAGCTGACTATTGTATTCAGAGACAGGATCGTCTTGACCCAATGTTGTCAATGAATCTTCAATATACCAACCACCTGGACCTTGGAAACCGTGATCCCACTTGCGAACAAAAGGCATATCCTCGCCTTTAGGTGCAGGAAGGAATCGAATAACTGCATAACCGTTACCCGCTTTATCTACTTCAAGTTTCCAGAAATTATCATCGCCGCCAGCTGATGATTGAGAGCCCATCTTCTGAAGTTGAGAATTCAACTTGTCGAATGAAGATGTACGTGCTTGCTTAAGAGCGCTAAAAGATGTTGTCATATATATTCTCCTTGTATGACGATGTATTGCGTTGTGTTTGCGTAATATACGTTATTTACTTAAATGTGTCAACCACTATTTGTTTCATTTTTTCCTTGTTGTATGTTAGGAAAGGTTTATACTTGACACATAGTTTATTTATATCAGGAAACACTATATTATCAGAAATATTTTTTTCCCAATATTTTGAAACACCCGATAGATCCATAAGGATAATAAGCGTTTCAAGTGAGATGCGATTTTGATTAAATGCTCTAACTAGTTTAGGATGTTGACCATCTTGCACAACAAAGTTAGAATCAAAATCATCATCAATTTGTGAAAGGTCTGATTTGAATGTGTATGTCAAACTTTGCTGACGCTTAACCCACTCAGTATAGATCTTTTCACATTCATCACTGCCAATCATTTCACCTATCCAAATATTAGGATTGTGCAATAAATTTGACAGTGTAAATTCTTTAGCATCTGATCTTTTTGAAAGTTTATAGTAAAAGAATTTATCTTTTTTGGTCTCGAATGAATTTACAGACGTCTTAATTTTACCATTGTATTTAAAATAATCATACTTCTCATCACTGAAATGTTTTTTCAAAGCTAAAAATTGCACATATGTGTTATATGCATCTCTAGTAGAATAAATTTTTGACATTTATAATGGCAACCTTGATGTTTTTTCTAACAACCGCAATGCCTCAGCGTCCTCACGAACTTTAGCTTTTAGGGCAGGAGCTCTTTTGATTATATCGCCAAGCAATTGCATTTCAATATTATTTTTTTCTGCATACTCAACCAGTGCATCGATATATGATGATTCATCAGAGACAATATATTTTTGAATATCTTTCATCACTTTTTCGGCGTTTAAACCTGGCTGGAGAGCAGCTTCAATTTCACTCTTACTCATTAATATTAATTTTTCCTTCTGACCAATCTTTGCCAACTTGAATAATTTCATCAATATCAAGATCATTGTATTCTCTAACTTGAATACTATTCGGCAAAACAAATTCGATATATCTTGACTCTGCATCAATAACAACTTCGCACGATGCCATAATGTATGCCGCTTCATCATCAGGATCCTGCATTTTTCTCCAAAACGTTGCGACGACTTCAGGATCTAATGCCTTCATCTCTAACCATACATTTTCTGTTGTCATTATACTCTCCTTTATGATAAGATAAACGAATGTTCGTTTACTGAACTAACTTCATTAACGCTTTCAGCCCACACTAATGAATCTTGTTCATCATAGTAGTTAATAACATAACATCCATATTCATTACTATACAAAACGTCGCCACGAAGATTTCCTCTCTCATCCGGACAATAAAAAGAGCAAATGTAATTTTGTGTGTTCATAATATGTTATCCTTTAAAGTGTTAATGATTAACTATTTATATCAACTGCATTATAAAATGAAATAAAAAATTTCCCAGCAAAGAATATAAGAAAAGCATCAAAACTATCTTTATCGTAGGGATAATTAGTTTTGATGCAACATACCCTAGCACAAGAATTGCACATATCGTTAAGATTTCCATGTTGTTATATTAACAGTATTATTGAATATTGTCAACCATAAAATAAATAAAGGGCGACAATAAAGTCGCCCTTGTGATACTGATATCAGGTATGACTATCTTAGAAGTTAAACGACATGCCTACTGTGGCGTCGCCACGTTCTTGTGCTTCCAGGTCATATGACATTTCGCCATACGCTGTAACATTTGCCATAACTTCACGCTCAACACGGAAATCAATGACAGGAAGAACTTCAAAAGTTGCTTCCGTAAATTCGCCATCATAGATGGTCAAATCAGTTGCTGCTGATGCAACAAAATATCCAGTAAAGTCATATGAGACTTCAGGAGTTACAACAAGAGACAAATTCTCTGCGTCAATGTTATACTCTGCAACGGCTTCTCCACCTAGAGAAATACCTGTTGTACCCAAATCAGCCGCTACCAACGGTGATGCTGTTAGTGCTAATGCTGCGGCTGCTACTACAAATTTCATTTAAGAATCCTTTCTTGTTATTTCATATGAAATGTCCACACTTCTGTTGCTAGGCAGTGGACGCTCCCCCTGTGGTTATGCCGCTAGGGCAAACTCAGATGGTGCAAAATTATTGTTTGCATTTAGTTTGTTTGGCCGAATATCGTAAGCCACCACGGTAATCTCTTCTCAACTATTCCGTCCTGTCGATCCTATTTCACCCCCATCATAAAGACACGGCTGTAAATCAGTGCTAACATCATAGCACCAAAGCCTGTGCAGACCGCTTCTAACCATTCAGGTCCGAAGTGAGTTGGGTGTATAATAATGTCTGCAATCATAGTGAAAAGTCCAGTAAGAAAAATGCCGACCCACTTATTATCCCACGGTAGAAAACTTGCAACTACCATAGCAACACCTGTGAGTGTTCCTGTCTTACTTGCTGTGACAGCGTGACTTATTGTTAGTGATGTGACATCACCTTGAACCATGCAAATCATGCATGCCGTCCACGCTTCAGTGAACTTTTCAACTAGTAACTTTACTCTCTTTAACACTATTAACAACCGTGTCCTTATGGTGGAGGTGCCGGGTATCGCACCCGGGTCCAGTAACGTATTCGTCTCGCATCAACGATTACAGGTTTATTTATAACATAGAACTGTTATTTTGTCAAGTTTTAATTTCAGGAAAAAGACAGTGTTGTATAAATGCATCAACATCTTCTTCATTAAGCCCTAGAGACTTCATCACACGTGGAGTATGAGGATTTTGTTTTTGATAATGAGCATAACGATTCTGTGCTAAAATCGTCAGTTCATTTTCACTGTTACCACGATAATTGCCAACATGATTAGTATAGTAAGATAATGTTTCCATCGCTGTTTTGATAACTTGTCGAATTTCGTGTGGTTGTTTAACAGCACCCGCAGCCATCATATCATCAGAAAAAATTGCTTTTGCCCAATCCGGCAGTTCACGTTCACGCTTCCATTGCAGTGTTGATACTTTGTTTTTAAAGTAATCCATCATCTCATGTGTGCTATTTGTTGTGGGACTGAAGTCGTGAAATGCTCCGGTCATTAGCTTCTTACTTGCTACAACATCGAAGCCGTAGATAGGTGCGTCTGATCCAATGTGAGGAAAGACGCACACGTGCATCATCCAAATGCCCTTACTGCTCCTAGCATCAACAATATCAACGTGTGCTCTACGGTAGTATTGGTTACTCCACACACGATTAACCCAACCCGGTTGATTAAATTTGTCCATGCCTTCTTCATATTCTTCTTCTCCTTCTGCTGAGAAATGATCAATGTAAAACTGACCCAGTTTAATAAGATGATTATATACGGGAACAGGCTCCGTGTCAATAGTAAAAATAGATTCGTCTGTGTAATTATCCCAATCATCACTCATCTGCCAGCTCCTCAAATAGGCGTATAGCGTACTCAAAGCAACGATTTGCTTCATCTGCCATATCATCGTTTAGCATAGCACGCAACTCTGTTTTTAATTCTTCTTTATCTTCGAACTCATACATCTTACCAGAGCCTGGGACTTTCTTTGCAATCATCGCACCACCGTACATATCGCCGAAGTGGCGCACATACATATGAGCAATCAACCCATCAATGTCTTCGTTTTTCTGGAGGTTTTCGACATGCGTAACGTACTTAGACGTAACAGGACAAATATTAGCAGGATCATAAACAAATCCATATTCTTCTTCAAGTTCTTGCAAATCATCTCGAATACGGGCTGCACGAAACACTTTGTGGTTTGGAAATCCACAAACACGCAAACTCTCCTCAAGCATCACATACATGTAATACTGATTAGTCAGATATTTGTAATAAAGTGAAGGAGAAATCTTACCGCTCATAAGAATAGAAGCGAACTTTTTACGTTCAGCACTCTTATGATTTTCCCATGTTAAATCTTTAAGATTCATTACAACTCGCCCTTTTCTCTCATCTCAGCACGAATTTTAGTCGCACTAATGTTATGTATATCTGAACCAAGATCGTGTTCTGTGAACGTATATCCTACGCCACGTCCATATGAAATATCTACAATGTTTGGCACTTCTAGAACCATGTAATCATATCCGTTTTCAAATCCAAGAGGGCTTAACGCTTTGTCGATATTTTCGATGACTTGAATCATGCCAAACGGATTATCATCTTGTTTTGCTGTACGTCCTGCACCTGCATCGCCATCATAATTGTACACATCACGCACCATAATCACAACTTGTCCTGTGATTGCATGGGCACGTTTAAACAATTCTGTGTGTCCATCATGCCACGGCTGCCAACGTCCCAACATTTGTACTGTCGGCTTTTTATAATCAAACATCTTTCTTCACTCCAAATTTAATGTATTTGTACCATAGTCGTTCATGTCCATAATATAAAACAAACTTAATGATAAGGTCTGCAACAAATACTCCGCCAACTGCCTTAGGAGGCAAACCAAAAGCAAATGCAATCAATGCAGTTGTTATGCTTGCAATAATACGCCAAGTTATCGCTTTTGCTAGGTGACGTTTCTTTGACACATCACTCATTCACGCCCCTCTAAAATGTGTCGCTCTACTGCAACAGCTAAAGTGTCGTGCGTATCGTCAAACCATTGTGACACGTGATAGTTTACTGTTGAGAGGTCAGGTTTTTCAAACATCTTATTCGTGTCATCAAATCTTCCTTCATCAATAGTGTCCATCCACACTGTGTAATCTGCTTCAAAGATATGACGTGTTAATGCTGTTGGACAAACAAAGTCACATATTACAATACGACCTTCACCCTTTTCGTAGTTAGCAATATTGCGCATACGTCTTGCTTGACGAATACGTGCTTCTTCACCAAACTCCCAATCGTTTGCTTGTTCACGCACTTTATCTGCATTGAACCAAGCGCAGTTTAATTTCTTTTGCAATCGTTGAGCAAGCCAGGTCTTTCCTGAACCCGGCAAACCCATAATTAATATTTTCATTTATCACTCCGGTGCAGAATATTTAGTATACTTTTTGTTATTTATTTGTAAAATATATGTGTATCGATACGAACAGTACGGTCATAAGATGATGCCCAATAAGGGTTTACATAAGATGCGTGATACATGACAGCACTCTCTGTAAAGTCCTCAACTGTTCCGTATTGCGCAATGATCTCATGTGCAAGAGATTGAATTTCATCCCACATAACTAAATCACGTGGTGTATCTGATTTGCCATCACAATACCAAGAGAATTGACATTGATTACGACGAGGATTTCCATTACCGTCTAAATGTGCTTGATAAACAACATCACAAATTGTAGAAGGATAACGATTATCATATACACGATTAAGTGTAACAAAGCCAACAGCACGTTGACCTAAACGACTATCTCCACGTGCTTCGTGATAAAGGTTTAATGAAAGACACTGATGTTGTTCAGAATATTGTTGTTGTTCTAACATATCTTGATAATCATTTACTTCAGCGTATGCGACAACAGTCATCATTAAAACAGTAACAAATGTTACA